CATCCGGTCAAAATACATATCCAGTCCCTCTTCCTTAGCGGACTTATGGATAATAGAAACTAACTGACCAATCTCCTCATACGCCTGCTTCTGTGCAGGATGCAGCCACGCGCTAGGCTTGAAATTGTTATCAATACCAACGCGATTACCAATCTTGTTAATTGCAAGACGCGGTAAGGGCAGCGTCAAAGCCGAAGATGCAGCATTAACACGATTGGCGCGAATCTCAGGCGTAGTAACACGAGAGAAACCAAGCCAAGTTCCAGTAGAAGCGTTAGAATGATGATACGGCACACCATACAACGCAGGAAGTGCAGTCGGGTCAGTAATACCTGCAACAACTAACTTATCGGTGCCAGTTGCACCAGCAATTGCAGGAGTTACGGAAATCTGCTTGTTCTCAACATCCCAACCAGTAATCACGCCAGAACCGCGATTAGTTGCAAGGGTAGTATCGAAAACCTGAACAGTCTGTCCGTAACGAACTAAACGAGCACCAAAACCATCAGTACCGAGAGTGTAAGTATCTACACCGCCAGAAGTAGTAAGTGAAGTAATAACACCGACAACACCATTACCAGCCTGCATTAACTGAGAATCTAACTGACGACGAAGCTCATCTAATGCAGTAGCAGTTAAACGACGAACTGCGTTAACCACAGACTTACGGTCAGAATCAGTGGCCCACTCAGTTAACTTCGTGTATTCGATATTCTCTGATGCGAACACACAAGTTAAAACTGCCTTATCAAACGTCGGGCCACCGCCACGTCCTAAATCGCCCCCATCAGCATTAAAATACTGAAAGGAACCACCCGGACGAAGTTCCAAAGGAACGCGCATCTGACGATTAGAAATCTTCTCAACATCACGCTTCTTGATGTTGGCGAAAAACTTATCGTCACGCTCAAAAACCACGCGAACCTTCGGAATGACTCGCTCTAACTCTAATGCAGCAACCTGTGACTCAACAACTGCCATTTTAATCTCCTAAGTCCAAATCAACCTGACGCCAGTCAATTCTGCTGACGCTGTTAATACGAATGTCGTAGTAGTCGAATTCAACGAAACTACACACGGGTCAGTTTTGTGTAAAACTACTCCTGTGTCGCCTGTTACGCCCTTTAATGTAATAGTAACAGTACTATTACCTGCTGGCGGAATAATTGTACAGGCTTTAGGAGTAGTTCCCCCGGCAGGTGGAGTAATTGTATTTGCTCCACTAGCAAGAGTCACAATATCAATCTGGCCCGGACTCGTAGTGTTAGCGGCTGCACTGAATGATTGTGAATATGTCACATCACCAGTGAGCGTAACTGTTACTGTCCTGTTTGAAGTTACGGCCATGTTACTCCTGCATGAAGAAATCTAACGTACTCATGCCCTTCTTGATTTCCTTAGAACTACCAATCTTTTGGGTAGTAGCTTTACCAACCGGAATTGGACCGCGACGGTCAGTTTCATCGGGCGCTTTCTTACCTAAACCTTTCAAAGCCTCATTTCTCGCCTGTTTAATGACTGTAGGCAACAGTGTTTTGGCTTTAGAAAAGTAGGTAGAACGCAGCCTATCCATAGAATCTTTGGAGAAGTTAGATTGAAATGCCTTCTCCCATAGCTTATCATAAATCTGTCTGAATCGCGTATCTTTTTCGATAAGCTGACTCAGTTGTTCCTGCGCGTCTCTCATAGCGTTCCTACGAACATAATCTGTCATTGACTTGCGAGGGTCAATGTTCTGTTCAATAGTAGCCTTGAGAGTATTTGTAATTTTTGTTCCTAAATCATTCCTCGCAATTTCAAATCGTTCTTGCAGAAACTTCTGACGTTCTGATTGAAGTTCTGATTTGGCCTCATCAGGCTTGGCTAAAGGAACCGGCGCAGTAAAATTGCTAGTACCAAATACGAACTGATTAAGAATTAGCGCCGCGTTTTTCAGAGCCTCGTTGCTGCTTTCTTGTCCTTCTCTAAACATAGCCATAATGGTATGTTTAGTGACATTACCAACAACATGCTGAAATGCCTGAGGGTCAACCTTTGCCAGAGTAGGAAGATAATTATCAACTAACTTGTTAAATGCTTCTGTACTACCATCCTTGACAGACTTAAGAATAGTTTCAGTTGAACCACTCATTAAGTCCTTTTCAAAATTATCAAGAGTTTCTGCCTTTTCAACAGCAATCTTAGCATCTTCAATAGTTGGAAGGACTTCAGTAAACTGCTGTTCTCGATAATAAGCCTTCTCCAGATAAGGGAAGTCCTTAAACAGATTAGGATACTTCTGAAGAATTTCCTTACGCCTAACAGGAGTAGTTAATTCTAACTTTTCTTCTTCAATTTCTTTAGTAAGGTCTTCAACTTCCTCTTCTTCATCTTTAGGAAGTTCAATTTCTGGTTCAGATTCCGCCTCAGGTTCGGGAGTTTCTTCAGTAGTCTCCTCTACTTCATCTTCCTGAGAAATAATATCAAGAGTTTCTTCAACTGGAGTAGCAATAGTCTCATTGTTCTGCTCTGACATCGGACTCTCCCTTTATGGGTGCTTTAGTATCTTCCTTAGGCTTCTCATTTGGCGCCGCACCTTGCGCCTGTTGTTGCATCATCATTTGCTGCATTTGCAATATTTGTAGATGCCCACGCGCGTGAAGTAATACGTTCTGATAACCCTCTGGATTCTCCTCTTTAGCAAGTCTACCGGCTTCACCAACTAGCCATGCACGACAGATATCAAATTCAATCTGATGATTATCAATATCAGGGTCAATTGGAATTGATGGTTCAGTTTGTGGTTCTAAAGGTTGACCCATCATCATAGCTTGCTGTTCCATCATTGGGTCAGGTGGAATAACTAATGGCTGAGAATTAACCAGCTTATGAATCTCTTCATGCTGTTTATTTCTATCATCTTCGCCCGGCACAAAGAATTGAGGTAATCCAATAGCTTCGCGGATAATTGGGAGATTCTCAGGCGCCCCAAGAATCTCTAAAATATCAGGATTACCTAACTGCAACAACTGCATAACGATATCCTTCCGCTGATTCCAAGTCATTGGAAGGTTCTCACTAGCTTCTAATTCAATTCGACCTAACTTACCTTCTAACTCAGCTTTACGAACGAAGACGTTAACAAAGTTACCATAAGTATCCTTGATAACGTCTCGCTCGTCTTCCTTAACATCCTTGATATAAGCAGGAATAACCTTACCAAAGATTGTCTTCCACCAGACATTGAAAATCTTCCATACATTCTGAAGTCTCTGCAATGCCTGATTACGGGACATTGAATATTCAGATGCAGTCCTAGATTCGGTCATCTGTCCACCGAATAAACTAGGTAATGCACCTGAAACTAACTGCCCTAACTGCTGAACATTCTGACCGAATGGTAGAATTTCAGAAGATAAAGTCGCAGTCCTTACTTCATAAAATCCTTCACCAACTGATTTACCCGCTCGCGGAGTAGCAGGATATACACCGCCAGGTAATACCTCCATCTGGCGATATGCATTAAAATCGAGGACCGTTGGGTCTGCGAATGTTTGAGGAATCCCATGTTCAATAGTCTGAATGGTTAACGAGACCAAATCATTCGTAATTTCCTGAATAGAAGTGAGAAGCAAGCCAAGGGGGTCGTGATGAAGATAGTCAGAAAGAGGATTGTAAGTAAGAGTCCAACAATCATCAAGGCTCTCATTACAAGCATCAGCGAATTGGTCATTAACGAAAACAACCTTCGCACCATTAGGGAACCTCTTGCGAAGCTCATTTACTTCTTCTTCCTCGTGGAGAATATTGTAAGCTGCGGGTCTAAGCCAAAAATTTCTGACTGTGACCGTGTTAATAGGGTACTCTCCTTGATATTGGGGAGATAATCTTCCCCATTGCTCATACGGAGAGTATACGCCAGTTGGTCCGCCAATCTTTCCGTCTCCTCCGCGCAATTTGTCGCGCAAGTGAGGATAGCGTTCAATAACGTTAGCATAATGCGCCTCGTATGAAAACAGTAGATATGGAATATCTGACTGCTTCATGGCGT